GTCTGGCGTTATCAAAAGCAAAAGCGGACGCATCACAAAAGACATACGAAAGCATTGACAAGCAATCAAACATATTAAAGCTACAAGGCAAGACTGAGAAAGAGATTTTACAAATAAAATTAAAGGCTTTAGAAACAGCCATTGCAGATAGAAAAGCACAGTTATTAATAACTGAAAAGCAAGCAATAACGCAGGTTCAAACAGCGAAAAGAAACAGAGAGATTCTTGAGGGAATTATTCGTTTCTTAACAGCACCTCTTCAGATGTTATTATCAGCCATTGACGGCATAGCAGGTATGTTAGGTCAAGAGAGTAAGTTAGCAGAAGGTTTCACCAACTTAGCCGCAGGACTGTTAATTGATCCTGACGAAATGGAAGCTGAGTTGGCGAAAACAATTCAAGAGAATAAAGATGCCATTGGTACAATGGAGAATGACTACGCTGGATTGCAATTATCAATTAAAGATATAGACAAAAAAGCAGCGGATGATAAAAAGAAATTAAACAATCAATCAAAAGCAGAACAAGACAAGATAAACGAGGAAGCAAAAAAGAAAGCACTTGCCGACGCCGTGTCAGTAGACCAAAGATTAAGACAAGTAGAAAAAGACAGAGCGGATTCTCGAAAAACTGCAATACAAAAAGAAGAAGATGATATACTGGCTATACAAAAAACAGAATTAGAAAAGTATGTGTTAGCTTACGGCAAGTCAAGCGATGAGGTGAAGTCTTTGAAAATAAGACATTCGTCAGAATTGATGGGGATAGAGGAAAAGTATGCAAAACTACGTCAAGAAAAACTTGACGAAGAAAAAAAATTAAAGCAACAGCAGCTCCAAGATTTACAAAAAATAATTGATGCAGCAGATGAAAACAACATCATGCAGCAATACAGCCAACTTAATCAAGAGTTAATAGCAAACGACGCGCACTATCAGCAACTTATATCTCAAGCGGAAGCAGCAGGTTTAGCTACAACAGCATTAACAGAAGAACAGGCACGTAAAGAGAATGAGATAAAGAAAAAATACCAAGATGATGACAAAAAGTTAGCTATTGACAACGCAAACGCTAAACTCGAAATAGCGCAACAAGGATTGTCTGCACTCACAGCACTAGGCGACGCGTACTTTTCAACTCAATTAGCAAAAGTAGAGAAAGGAAGCAAAGCGGAACTTGAATTAAAAAAGAAACAATTTGCCTTCAACAAGAAACTACAAATTGGTGGTGCTATCATGGACACGGCGAAGGCGATTACGGCAGCCATTGCAGCGAATCCATTCCCTTCGCCAACACTTCCTGTGTCTATCGCTCTCGCATCTATCACAGGGGCAGCGCAGATAGCGAAGATTGCTTCGACAAAGTTTGACGGCGGTGGCGGTGGTGGCGGTGTGAACATTCCAACAACAGGAGCAGACGGAACAACAGCTCCTTCACCTGCGAACTTTGCCTTCTTGCAGAACCAACCCAACCAACAACCACCGCTGCAAGCCTACGTTGTGGGAACGCAGGTGAGCAGCAATTTAGAAGCACAACAACTTATTCAAAATCAATCTCGCCTCGGCGGTTAAAAAAAAACAATATGAAAAAAATTAAAGTAATTGAATACGGAATCGACGACGCGGGTTTGTTGGGCGTGTTTTGTATAAGTATGGTTGAACAACCTGCCATCGGCGTGGACTTTGTCGCCTTATCAGAACAACACAGCGTGAAGTTCAAAGAAGATTTTAGAGGTCTTCTTTACGGAGCGTTATTGATTCCTGACCAACTAATTTATAGACGCGACGACAAGACAGAAGAGGAATACTACGTGAAGTATTCGAAGGACACCATTCGCGCTATTGCTTACAATTACTTGAAGCAAAACATGACGAACAACGCAACGGTTGAACACGCGAAAGTTGTTGAAGGTGTGTCGTTAGTTGAGACGTGGATCATCGAAGGCGAACACGACAAGTCTAAGAACTTCGGGTTCGACCTTCCAGAAGGCACGTGGTTCGGTTGCATGAAAGTTGAGAATGAAGAAGTGAAGAAACAGATTCAAAACAAAGAAGTTCTTGGATTCTCTATCGAAGGGAACTTTGCAGTTGAGAAAGAAATGTATTTAAGCGCACAAGAAAAATTTGCAGAAGGTCAACCGCATTACACCGCTGACGGCAAGTTGTACGAAGGTCCTACTCACAAGAACAACGACCGACTTATGACAGGCGCGGAGCACACCGAAGAAAGTGAATACCTGTATCACGCAGACGAACTCGAAAATTTAGATTTAATCGTTGACATAGAACAAGCCATTCAAGAAGAAATTGATGCGCGTTACGACGACTACATGAACGCGGTGAACATGACCTATTCAGAACTCAAAGCGTGGTCGGAAACAGAATGTTCTCAGTTGGCTTCACTTGATCGTGGACCGATAAACAGAAATCTTGAATTGCTTCAAACGAACAAAGCGGAGTGGGGCGAAAAGGAATACAACGACGCAGGAAAGACAATCGCATTTATCAACCGTATGCGTGAGAACGACGCAGGCGAAAGTGTGATTGACGAAAACGGAAATGAGTGCGGAAGCAAGCGCACAATTTCTCTTTTGAACTGGGCGTACGATCCGAACAAGTAATGAACATCGAAGCGGGGGGGTTCTTAAAGTTGGAGTTGTTCAACGACGACGCAACGCTATTTCTTCTTGCACTCACAAAGATTACAAAAGAAGGTGCTACAATGGGTTTTAAGACGTATGGGTTGAACGAACAGGAAGTGAAGGTACTGAATGACATTCTCGAAAACTTAGGATAAAAAAAACGGGGGTAACTACTCCCCCGTTCAAACCTAAAATCAAAATGTAATCAATGAAAAATCGAATTACGAAACAAATATACCTCTTTTTATATCTAATCATCAAACAAACAATTAACAGAATTATGAACTTACGAGAAAAAGTAAACGCGCTATTCGCCAAACACAACGTATCACTCACAGCGGAAGAAACCGTTGTTGACGTGAAGCAAATGGTTGAGGCGATTTTAGAAGACGGAACAAGCATCTATTCCGACAGCGACACATGGGCTCCAGGCGTTCGTGTATTGTCAAAGGACGCAGACGGCAACGAGGTTGTTGTAGCGGACGGAGAGTACACAACAGCGGAAGGCGTTATTGTTGTAGTTGCAGACGGATTACTTGTTGAATTGAAGCCAATGGTTGAAGAAGAACCAGAGGTTGAAGTTGAAGAAGAAAAACAGTCTACGGACGAATCACTAAGCAAAGAGGTTGAAGGACTTCTTTCGTTGGTTGCAAAACTAGAAAGCGAACTTTCAGACGCTAAAAAAGCGAATGAGAATCTTTCAAGCGAAGTAACAAAATTAAGCGCACAGCCTGCCGCTACTTCAATCAAAGAAGTTAAACAAGCAAAACAAACACCTTCGAAGCCATACGCTAAAATGTCGGCAGAAGAACGTTTTGTATTTCACCTTAAAAAATAAAAAAACAAACAATAAAAAATGGCTACTACAACATCATTAACAACTACCTACGCAGGTAGAGAAGCAGCAGGATATATCCGCGCTGCGTTTTTAAGCAACGAATCGCTTGCTGCGGTTACAATTAGAGAGAACATCGAATACAAGCAAGTTATTCGCAAGCTCGTTGACAACGTTTCTTTCGAAGCACCAACGTGTGACTTCACACCACTTGGAACGGTTACTTTAACAGAGCGTATCTTGACACTTGAGAAATTCCAAGTGCATCGTCAACTTTGCAAAAAAGATTTCTTAGCAGATTGGGAAGCAAAGTCGGAGCAAAATGGACAACTTCACGCATCGTTAGGCGACGCTATTATAGCGAACGTTTTAGCAGGTGTTGCAGCTCGCAACGAGGTCTTAATCTGGCAGGGTGTTAACGCTAACACGGGCGAGTACGCAGGTTTCGAAACTTTGTTCTTAGCTGACGCTGCGGTTCTTGACGTTGCTGATCCAGAAGCAATCACATCTGCTAACGTTATCGACGAAATCAACAAACTTGTTTTGACACTTCCAACACGCGTTCGTCGTGCAACTGAGAAGCCTGTTATCGCAGTTTCTTCTAACGTTGCTGAAGCATACAGAAGCGCAATTCTTGGTCTTGGTGGTGGATACTACTTGTACCAAGGCGAATCAGTTGTAATGAACTGGCAGGGACAGTACGACGTTGTTGAGTGCCCAGGAATGAGCGACGACACAATGGCGTTTTATCAGAAGTCTAACTTGATTTTTGGTACTAACTTGTTAGACCAATGGAACAATGTTGCGCTTTTGGATATGTACGACAAAGACCTTTCTGACAACGTACGTTTTGCTTGTTCTTTCTTCGCAGCGGTTCAA